GTTACCGGGAATCGGGGTGAATTCCAGGCGGCCGCCTGAGCGGCCGACTGGAAGAGGGGCCGGACGGCCCCTGATACCTTAATCATCAAAAGGGATTGATCATGCATCCGCTGGTGGCCTGTGACCGTGGTGGCTGCGCTTCGGCAACCTGAACAACGGCGTCGGTAATGCCGGCCTCTCTTGCGGCAACGGCAACAACGGGCTCTCGAACGCGAACTGGAACATCGGCGGGCGGATTTTTGAAGAATGATTGACACACACATGGGTGAGGCTCTGCCTCTCGCATGGTCAGTCCCTCGCTGCGGCGAAAATGTGTCGTACCGGCACCTGGACAGCCTTGAGATTTGAAGCTGCTCTTGCCGGGCGTGAGCCCGGTCAAACCCCGAAAGGGGCTGGGCGCACGCGGGGATCTGCGCGTGCGCGGGCTTAGTAAACGTAACTGAAAGGCCCTGAGATTCAAAAAGACTATGCCATCGGAGGGACCTCAATGTGAAGACCTACTGCAAGCGCATCGACCCCTCCGATGTGAACGTGATCGGCCCGCTTGTCTATGAAGCGCTCAGCTCGAAACTGAAGCGCAAGGACTACAGCGAATTTGTCGCCCTGTACTGCGAGCTGCCCGGTAAAGAGATCCGGAAGCGCGCCCGCCTCGGCTTCGGCCTGTACCGTGAGCTGGAGGACGCCGTGCTGCGGATATCCGAGGACATATCCGACCGGATCCTGCGCCGCGATCTATGCCTTGCGCCGATCCGCCATGAGTCCAGGACGGACGGCCTCAGCCGGAAGACCCGCGTCATCGGGATCGAGTCCGTCATGCAGCAGCTCATGGAACATGTCGCCGTCGGCTGTCTGCAGGAGCTCTGGGATGCCAAGTATGAGCACCACCAATACGCCAGCATCAAGGGCAAGGGCCAGCTGGCCGGCGCCAAGACGATCCAGAAGTGGACGAAGGAGGGTAAGACCAAGAACTTCGTCAAGCTGGACGTCCGCCAGTGCTTTGCGAGCCTCAACCGGGAGACCGCCATGCGGTGGCTTCGGCGGGATATCGGGAAGAACGAGCTGCTCTTGTGGTTTGTGGACGCGCTGCTGCAGATGCACGGTGACGGGCTTGTGATCGGCAGCCTGCTCTCACAATTCCTTTGCAACTACTTCATGAGCTACGCCTATCGCTATGTAATGGGCCTGCACAAGACACGGCGCGGGAAGGCGATCCAGCTGTGCAGCTGCGCCCTGTTTTACATGGACGACATTCTGCTGACAGGGAATGACCGGCGGAACCTGCTCATGGCCACCAGACGGCTGATCCGCTTCCTGAAGGACAACTTCGGCCTGGAGATCAAGCCGGGCTGGAACATCCGCAGGCACACCGACTGCGGCATCGACATGATGGGCTATGTGATCACGGCCAAGGGCCGCATCAAGATCAGGCCGAGGGTGTTCATCCGGGCCCGCAGGGCATTTGTGAAGTCTGCCAAGGGTGACGACCGGGTGAAGACACAGCGCCGCGTGTCGGCCTACTACGGCTTCTTCAAGGCGGCGTCAATCAAGAGCTTCGAGACCGTGCGGGAGCGCGGTGCGGAGAAGGGTACGGTGATCAGCATCGCCGCGATCAAGACCAAGGCATCTATTATCACAGCCAGAGAGGCAAGGAGGAAACTGTTATGCGCTGCATGAGCCAATCCGCTGAAAAGCAGCAGGACGTCGAGCTGGACGTCCGCGGAGGGATCGCCAGGATCTATCTCCGGAAGGACCACGCGCTCATTGAGGACGAGGAGGGCCCGCGCTGGGAGTGCTCTGAGGTGTCCATGGAGTGTGCGGAGGACGAGGCTCCGACGGAGGACGAGCTCCGGGAGAACTTCGACGACTGGTACGATTACGCCGCAGACTGGCAGCCTGGCCGTCAGAAGAGTCTGGGCCAGCTGCAGGCGGACATCGAATACATCGCCGCGATGACCGGCATTGAATTGGAGGGCTGACCTATGGCACTGCACAGCAAGATCTACCTGAAGGCAAAACGCAACTACCCGAAGTACTGGAACAAGGGCCAGCTCCGCGCCCTGGTGGAAGCCGGGCAGCTCTGGCCGGTGGAGTACCAGGAACTCACCGGCGAGCCCTACGAGGATCCGGAGGGCGAGGCATGAGCTACCGCAAGGTCGGCTACCTGGAGCAGCTCTGGTACATGCTCTTGTATCTGCTGAGAAGCAGGAAGGAGAAACCGGATGATGACGACCCTTGAGGCGTTTGAGCAGCTTCTCGCGGCTGTCCAGGAGATGAGCGAGATCATGGCCGAGCAGGCCCGGATCATCGAGGAGCACCGGGCGCTGGAAGAAGAGGATGCCCGCCTGCTGGCCGCCAGGCGTGCTCATGCGTGCGGCCTTATTTCTGACGTAACGGAGGACTATGCCAATGTTTATTGACGCGGACGTGATCATCAAGGCCGCGGCCCTGCTGGGCGCTCTGAGCGTCCTGGTGGGCGCCATCGTAGCCGTGTATAAGATCCTGGAAGGGAACAAACGGCAGAGCCAGGAGATCAACGCCATGAAGGAGGAGCAGACCATCATCTGCTACGCCCTGCAGGGTGCCCTGCAGGGACTGATCGAGCAGGGCTGTGACGGTCCCTGCAAGGACGCGCTCAACATACTGCAGAAGCATTTGAACAAGACGGCCCACAAGCCGGATCTGTGAGGTGTACTATGTATGACAAAAATCGAGTGATCGCCACAGCCGAGGCTGAGCTGGGCTACCACGAGAAAGCCAGCAACGCCTTTCTGGACGACAAGACTGCCAACAGCGGCAGCGGAAACTTCACTAAGTATGCCCGTGACCTGGACGCTATCGGTTTTTTTAATGGGAACAAGCAAGGCTTCCCTTACTGCGCGGTCGGTGTCGCCTGGACTTTTGTACAGGCTTTCGGCGTAGAGGCTGCACTGAAGCTGTTGTGTCTGCCCGCCAGATCGGCTGGCGCCGGATGCTACTACGCCGCTATGTATTACAAGCAACGCGGGCAGTTTCATGTGGCGAGCGAAGTGCCTGAACAGGGTGACCAGATATTTTTTACATACAGCCCTGGAGAGGTAAGCCATACCGGCCTTGTTGTGGCTGTTTCAGGTCGGCAAATCGTCACAATCGAGTATAACACATCGGACATGGTAGCCAGAAGAAATTACACCGTGGGGCAATCTTCAATTTACGGCTACGGTCGGCCGGACTGGAGCCTGGGCGGCGACGATGAGGCGACCGAACCCGCCACCGCGCCCACCAGCCCGACGGACGATTCCATGATCACCCGGCTGGCTCAGGAAGTGATTGCAGGGCGCTGGGGTACCGGCGCCGACCGCGTAGCCAGACTGACCACTGCCGGCTACGACTACACCATCGTGCAGGCCCGCGTGAACGAGATCCTATCCGGGAAGACGGCGGCGCCCGCGCCGGCGGACGAGGAGCTGGTGTCCGAAACGGACACACAGGGCGCGACCTACACACTGGAGCTGCAGGAGCTTGCCCAGGGTGCCCAGAGCACCGCAGTGCGGCGCGTGCAGGCCATGCTGATCGACCTGGGCTACAAGTGCGGCGGGAAGGTCCGCAACGGACACGAGACGCCGGACGGAGACTTCGGCCCGACCACACTGGCCGCGGTCAAGGCATATCAGAAAGCAAACGCCCTCACGGTGACCGGCAAGGTGGACCGGGCGACCATGAAGGCGCTGCTGAAATAATCGAAGGGAGAGAACCGACATGAAGAAAACCTTACAGAGGATCCTGCTGGTGCTGCTGGCGCTCACGATGATGCTTGCGCTCACCGCGTGCCAGAAGCCCGTGGAGATCCAGACACAGAACCCGGATGGCACTCTGACCGTGGTCGGAGTCCTGATCGAGCAGACGGTCACCACCGTGGCCAGACTTCTGGAGGCGCTGGTGCTGGCCTACGGCGCCTGGGCGCTGGAGAAATTCGGCAAGAACAAAAAGCTCCAGAATCTGAGCCTGGCCAATGACAAGGTGGTCAAGTTGGTGAAGCAGACCGTGCGGGAGCTTAATCAGACGATTGTAAATCAGCTGAAGGCAGAGACGCCTGGCGGCAAATTGACCGGCGACCAGATCGACGACCTCAACGCCAGGCTGCTGACCACGGTCAAGGCAAAACTGGACGAAGCAACCATTGAGTTGATCACCGCGGCCGGCGCCGATCTGGACGCACTGATCACCGGCGAGTGTGAGGCATATCTGGACACGCTGAAGGACCGCGAGAAGCTGGCCGAGAAGATCAGTGAAATGACCAGCCCGTGAGCCCATGGGGTACATTAGGGGGTACACATTAGACACCACCCGAGCCCCCGCGAAAAACGAAAAGCCTGCAATCCCTTGAGATTGCAGGCTTTTCTTTTGGTCGGAGTGGCGGGACTTGAACCCGCGGCCTCATGGTCCCGAACCATGCGCGCTACCAGCTGCGCTACACCCCGGACAGCTTTTACATTATAATGACTCTCTCCAGGAATGTCA